TTTGATTGTTCCCCACAACTTGAGTCGTGGTGGTAACTTTTGAGGTTGAAGGTGATTGTCCAGATCTCTTCGGTTTGGTGGTGGTTGTGGTGATTTTCTTCACTTGCATTTCAGTCGGGTGCTGCCTTGTTGCAATCAAGCGACTATACATCTCGAGACACAGTGTTGACTGCACACCCGTGTAGTCTGTAACTGCCAGTTTCCTGGTTAGCGGACCCATCGACCCTGGAATGGAATGATGGAATCTCTTTTGGGTGTCTTAGGTCTCGAGACCCCTAGGCATCAGTTTAGCGTCATGGGCCAATGCTGGACGATCTCCCCCCTAGATGGGGGTGGGCACAGATTGATTGGGATCAATCTGTCTCCACACTGCAAGGTCCTCGCTGGTGGGTCGATAGTTCAAGATATTGTAGTTCCCTTTAAGGGGAGTTTTCAAGTATCTGTGAACCAGAGACGCCGGCGGATGGACGACCGAGAAGGTGGGCTTCTCTTCTCCAATGAGACTGTTAGGTTCATAGAGAAGTGGAGAAGGCTCATCCAGAATCTTGTCCTGGAGAGAGGTGTTGGGTTGAGAGAGCTGCCAAGGCAGCACCCGAACACGCTTAGGATAGGAGGGTGCAGGTGAGGAATCGGAGGCATATTGTATTTGTGCGAATTTCTCTCGAAGTTGATGAGGAAGCAACTCCGTGAAGTATTGCGCTGTGTCGTGGCCACTGCGAACCTGTCTCCGCGCCAGAACCATCTGAGCCTGATGAAGGGTCAAACGGGTCGAGGGTGCGGGAAGTCCGGGGGAGGACTCTTCAAAGTGCTCGAAGCCAAGGCCAAAGAGGGCCTCGGGAACGAAGAAGTTGAAGAACCCAGGACGAGTCGTTCGACCGATCTTGAACCGTGTAGCACGGTTTAGTTCGGCAAGATTATAGTGAACGAAGCGTCGGTGAGCCCGAGAGCGAGTCTGTGATCCACGGAGCGCAAGGCTGTATTGGGAACGTAACGATGTTCCGGGCTCCTTGTTCAGGTTCATGAGGGCACCTACATTAAAGTAGTGGACCTCGACGAATGAAAAGGAATCTCGGATATTCTCAGGAGAGGGCATTCCATGTCCGGGGGTGTAGACGTGGAAGCACTGAGAGTTGATCGTGAAGATGTTCCGATGAGCGTAGTTCTTGCCAATCGAGAGCTTGAAGCCTGGGAGAGAGAGATTCATCTTCCAGAGCTCGTAGAGACCCGGATTGGCACGGAACAGAATGTCGTCGCCGTTAATGAGCACTGGCAGTTGGGAGAGGTGAAGAGGTCTCTTCCTCCCGAGTGTATACAGG